TCATAATGTGGACAATGGGTTATATTCCACAGCTTCTGCCAAATAATCTGGAGCTAAATGAGCATATGTCATTGTTTGCAATACTGACGTGTGCCCCAAGATTTTCTTTAGAGTCAGAATATTCCCTCCATTCATAATAAAGTGACTTGCGAACGTATGCCTTAATACATGCGCAGCCTGCCCTTTTGGGAGTTCAAAATTAAGACTCTTTAATACTTGATAGAATTCTTTATAGCACGGCTTAAATAGCTTCCCACTCTTGCCAGTGAATATCTCACTAAAAAGAGCAGGACTTATTGGAACCGTTCTATTTTTCCCATTCTTAGTATTAAGGAATATAACTTTACCAGAGATTAAATTAGAGCTTTTAACATTTGCAGCTTCGCTCCACCTCGCACCTGTTGCTAAACTTAATTTGGCAACCTTTAATGAATCACCACTCAAAGAATTAAGTAAAAGTCTAACTTCATCAAGAGTAAGAAAGCCCATTTCTCTACAAGGTTCTTTCAGTTGCGCTAAACCTTTTAATGGATTTTCTCCGATTACTTCTCCTGATCTTATTAATACTTTAAATACACCACTTAATCTCCAGTGATTTCTATTAATAGTTGTTGCCTTTCTTCCTTTGCTTAGCATCGTTGCTCGATAATCTGAAAATAAACTCTTTGTAACCTGATAAGCTTTTGGTTGTCCGAGTTCTTTATCTAATTTAATAAGGTGCCTAAGTTCCTTCTCACCTGTTTTAAGTTGCTGCCCATGTTGTTGGTACCATAAATCAATTAAAACACTCAGTGGTCTTTTATCTTTAGGCTTATCTAACCAATCTTTTTGATTCTTGGTGGAAATTAACCAACGCTCATATTGAACAGCTTCAGCTCTAGTTTTGAATCTCTTTCTATACCGTGTACCACTTCGCCCTTGTGGGCGACAATCGACCTCATAACCGTTAGGAATGGATTTAATAGACATTTAAATATCCTCCCCAACGATAAAAAGCAATAGCTAAAACTATTAGCCCTTCTTGAGTGTATCTTCTTCGCCAGCAGTTAAGCCGCACTTCTCTTGAGTTGAGAAAGCCGGGCAAATTTGTCCGGAATTAGGTTCGACACTACCAGTTAATAACCACATAGTGTATTTCCTAAACTTTTCACTTTTTCCCATTTCAATAAAAAGCTCTCCTGATGGAGTTCGTCTTTCTGCAATATAGTGCTCAATAGCTGTTACAGATAAGTTCATTCTTTCAGCAAAAGCTCGCTGAGATAAACCTTCCTCTTTAATAACAGCCTTCAATCTTTTTCCTAAAGACACTTGAATACCTCTCATTTGTTGTGCATAATACACAACATACGTATGGTGTTGCTATCTGTTGCATCAGATAACGCGAGTAAAACTTTCAGAGGATACAGCAAATGGAAAAAAATAGTGAGCGTCCTGTAGTGATCATTCAGCCAGATATGGCACCAATCACATTAAGAGAATACGCACAACGACACGGAATGACGCTTGAAGCGGTTCGAGCTCAGGTTCATCGCGGTTCAATACCAAGCCTTCAGATAGGTAAGGGATCAACTATTTATATCAATCAAGCTCAAATGATCATGAGCTCGTTAGAAGCCGCTGGCTGGGATGTAAAAATACCAAAAGATGTATACGTAGCTTAAAGATTAGAGGAAGTAGGATCATGACGAGCATAACTGCACTGACCGTTCTCTATAACGGATTACTTCAAGGTTACCAATTTCAAATCGAAGCAATGAAAGAAAATGGCATGCCTGACAGCTCCTTTCATTTTCGCTCTGAAAAAATGCGTGAAAACCTAACCAATCAGATCGGCTCTCTATCGCAAATGGCTTACGATCTTGGTGATCATGAGTTGGCATCTACGTTTCTATCTGTGGCTACTGAGTTCGGTAGTGACGCGGTCACACCTGAGCCTCTTTAAGTTGATGGCCGGACTTATGAATATCACCTTATCCAAAGTGTTCTGCACATTAATATTACTTTCATGCGCCATTACGTCGGCCTACCTCACATACTCTTTTATGTATGATTTGGGATCCTCTATGGGGATCGCATTCATTTTTGCACTAATTGGGATCACTCTCGATTTAGTAAAAACTGTCTCTCCTACTTTTATCCCAACAGTTGCAAGACAGAATTCATTGATTGCCTTATTGCTTATTAGTTTGACCGTCGTATTAATGGCAATAAGCACCATCGCCTCTATTTCTGCTATTGAGAAAGGCGCGAGCCAAATGACGATAGCAACCAAGCAGAACGTCGCGCTAACCGAGCAAATCAAATTCAAAAAACTGGAGTTAACTAACTTACAGTTACTTTCAAAAAACCAATTGAACGCAAACCAGATCACTAAAGCGGATAAAACGGCGCACGATGTATCACGCGTGACCAACGAGTTAAACGCACTTTATCAGGTGCAATCAACCACAAAAGGCACCTCCCTATTAAGCCAATACGACTCAAAAATTACCTTACTTATTGCTATCGCCATTGAGGTGGTTTCTGTCGTAATGGCTTTCACTTTGCATGCACTTAATACACTTGATGTAAGTGTAAGAAGTGTACCAAGCCCAATAAGTACAAGGGTTGAACCACCAAGTGTAAACCAGTCAACTCAACGTGTATTACCAAGTGTCAGCAAAGATAAAACACTTGAGGTGCACTTTGTGGCAAGTGTACTTGATGAAATCAAAGAAGCCATTTTAAAAGGCACAGTTAAACCCAGTTATCGAGGGTTAAAAACCGCTTTTGGTTTATCTCAAGAAAAGAGCAAACAGGTATTAAGCGCGCTGCATGAGCAGCAAATTTTAGAGCCATGGAATAACAATGGCTATCGATTGAGGACAACATAATGATGCAACGACAAGAATTTATCGCAAAGATGGCCATTGCTTATATGGAACACCATGGATGCTTACCATCAAGTGGGCATTTAGGTGATTGGTCTGCACTATGGGGAGCGATAACAGGTGAAGCGGGCGCAGCTCGCTAAGGATAAGTCAATGATGAGTTTAGAAGCTTTCTTAATAAAAATGGTGATCGCTTATACACAAAATCATCATTGCGCACCTGCTGAGTCACAACTACAAGGTTGGACTGAGTTGTATCACCACTATTTATCGAGACCTGCGAGGTAATACTAATGAATAGATCTCCTCTTAAATTATGCAGCGTGAAGTGGCACTACAACACGATTCTCTCTGCAAAGCGTCATGGTGATGTGATTCAAATTTACCAAGCAATGCGCTTTGCTATTGACGATCGTGGTTTTCGAGAAGCGTATGCAATTGCTGGGCGTGTTGAAGAGGTGCATAAACTGAAGCGCACTTTAAAAATGCATTGGCCACTGGAGACTCGATTGAAGTTATACAAAGCTGGATTTAGACGCGGTCACAAGCCGGATACGCCTTGGACGGTGTTTGATTCATAAGTACTGGATAAGCAAAAGGAAATAATGATGAAAAAACGAGATTTTTCGCATCACATTTGGCGAGCGATTGAAGCGCAGGCGAAAACAATGGCGGATAACCTAGCGCGCTGTAAAACAACAAGCCTTTGTGATGATGACATTGCAACTACGAATAAGTTTGAATTAGAGCGATTAAATATATTGATCCAACAGCTTGAAGAAGAAAGCCCTAAGTAGGGCTTTAAATATTAAGATTTGTTTAATGCAGCTTCGATTTTATCAGCATATTCCGATAGTGAATCTAAATGTACTTCCAATAGCACCTTGGAGCCTGACTGACCAATCTCAGCTTTTATAAGCTCAAGAGCAGCAGCAACAGCGGCGTTTCGATTGTTTGTACCATAGGCAATAACTTCAATTGGAGTTTGTATATTACTCATAAGAGTTTCCTTTTTTGTTAATAGTTGTTTGTAGGAGTTCGACTATAACAGAACGCCTGGCCTCCGTTAAGGGCTTCATTTTCAACGTTAAATGGTATTCAAGGTGGTTAAATGAAAACAACTAAACAGCTATGCTCGGCAATTCGTTCGGGTGGAATGTATGAAGGATACGAAGCATTTCAGGGTGCTATTGATGAGCGTGGCAAATCCTATGCTATCACTCTTTTCCTTAAAGCAGAAAGAGTACATTGCCGACGAAATAGAGAAATTTATCCTTACGGTAACTTGGATATACGACTGACTGCTTATAAATACAAAAAGCGACAAAAAGCAAAACAAGTAACTATTTGCACTGATGATGACCTTGATCTTATTTGCTCAATAAGTAGATAACACAACGTGAGTGATGTGACGCATGTTAACGACAACAACAAACGCAGTGAGCCACCGCTTACTGCGCTTAGTCGTGCGTGCTCAAAAAATCACGCCACAGCCCCAACACCAGAGCTAAAAGCCAATCATTCACGTCGATGGGCCATTGCTCCAACTTGGCACCCTGCTGAGTCGTACAATAAAAACCAAGAAGTTATCCCTTACCAAGAGCGTAAACTCAAAGCCATTCCCACACTCAACCGTAAACTCTTTAATACCATTGAGAAACACGGTGCATGGGTCAATGCAAAGTGGCCATGTCTGGTACACAAACTCATTGAAGCGGGTATGCGAAAGCAGAACCTGGCATTTCGAAGTGATCATAAACAGAACATCGAGAACACCCTGCGCTGGATTGCTTATCACTCAGACGCCGTAACTGGGTGTATTAACGTGACTCGTTTATGCATCGAAATTGGCAAAGAGATCAATGTATCCAGCTCAACCATTTCGGTGATCATGAAAGAGCTTGTGGTTATGGGGATCTTATATGAGCCAAAACACAGCAGTCATGCTATCCAGGACATACTTCATGATGGCCGCCTGCCAAGAACGCTGTGTGCCACACCATTGTATTATGAATTATTAGGTATCAGCGAAGATGAACTCGAACGTTTGCGCGCATTTGAAACCCAACGTCGCCAAGCAGAGGCCGCCAAACGCTACGAGCAATACGATGCAGAGATTGCCTTAAAGACATACTGTCAAAGCAACATCCTGCGCGTGTGGGAGCACAGGCACGCTCAAACCAACTCAAGCTACACAATTAAGATCGCAGACATGGAGCCCGTCGCTCGTCTAAGTTACATCTCCCGTAAATTAGTACAACGCATCAAGGCCAAAGACTGGGAAGTCAGCACAGATGTTGCCAACATCACCAAGATGGCCAACAACCTATTAAGCCGCATGGGCCTCTCCGTTAAACAAAGTACCCTCTCACCCACAACCCCTTAAACTTAGTCAACTTACCATACTCAGCACTGAGTAGGGACCACTGTAACCTTTGCATTTTATTGGTTAAATAATGCACAAGCCATCCACTAAAAGCGATCCTTTTCGGTGAAATAGAGATCCTTTTTCGATCGTGTTTAGGTACTTATACACAGAGGTCGGAATAGCCTCAAAGTGAGTAAGGCCTAGCCCCTTTCTCAGTCCTGCTAATATTCTTTTTCTATTTGCTTCAAAATTTATTTACTTCCAACAATGAATTGTTGATATAAGTTCTTCCCCTTAATTTTTAATTCATTTAGGAATACACAAGAGGCTTTCGTGGGAAAAATTAACGGGCCCCCAGCCAGCATTAAGTATCGTGGATAACACAGTATTTTTGTGAGTATTTGCTGGCTGCGCTGATAGTGCTTTTTGTCATTCGACAGGAAAGAGAGCCACACTCTGATGGTCGCGAGGTAGCTTTATCGCTGCGCGATGATTCTGGCAGAAAGAAAAAGTCGAAATTTAAGGCTCTGGAGATACTGCGCTCAATAAATAATCTTGATATTATTCCTAGGGATTCCCTAGAAATATAAAGGTTATAAAATGAAGCATGTATTTGTTGAATTACAGAAATCCACCTCACTCTCCAACTTCGCCTGCGCAGAGTACCTTGGCATCAGTGAAGCGTCTGTCCAGGACAGACGAAACGGAAGATACGAACCTAAAAAATGTGAGCTGATAGCGCTGGCCATGTATGGAACATCCGAGTTAGATAAGGCACTGAAATACATACAATCCCTCTCTTAAAAAAAGCTCTTCTTATTGCTGTTTTTTGTTGAAAAATGCAGCATTCCCGCTCTCAAAATGGTATAATAAAAGCTTAGAATTCATAGTGTTAACCATTGCATTACCCCTGTATTTTTATAGCAAAAATACAGGGTGTGAATGAAAGTTATGAAGGTGGCAAAGCGTGCTGATCGTATGTCCAGATTGTTTAAGTAAAACTCGCATTGCAACATCCAAAGCAATCACCTCAAAAACACGAGAGCTCTATTGTCAGTGCCTGAATTTGAACTGCGGAAAAGTCTTTGTGTCGCACATCTCCTATTCACACGCAATAGAACCCACTGGAAAGAAACCCGATCCAGAGCTGCAACCTGAGTTGTGCAAGGACGCTGAGCAAATGGATATTTTTGATGAAAATTAAAATAATGAAAAATACATATTTTGCGAAAATGGCCTTTGCTTGGGACATGGCTCAAACGGACGCTTTTCGTCTTTATTATCAACGCCTTATCATTGGGTGTTTCGCCTTAGCTTGTGTCCTCTCATTTTCGTTTTTTTACTGGGTGCAATTTTCGTGTGGAGGGGGGGGTGAGCCGACGCAAGCGCAAAGCGTGCCTCTTGGAGTGAGTATTTGCGAAATAGCAGAGAGTTATCATCTGTTATGGTGAGGAAGTAATATCGTGTGGGAAAAACAATACGAGCAAGGACGTTGGAACGGTCTTGCGCTGAACATACTCTCGACCTCGCTTGATGGCGGAAAGCGCTTACAAGTAAGCGATATCCCCTACGCTGACCTTCCTGATATTAAAGTCATGGGAAGTAAGGCAAACAACGTTGAAATAGATGTTGTCCTGGTTGGGAGCGCCTCCCTTGTTGAGGCTAACGCTCTACTCGATAACCTGAACACCTTCCCTAGAGGGGAGTTAGAGCATCCCTGGCTTGGTGAGCTTTCTCTGGCCTTTGATGCATACTCGCAAAAAATCAGCACAAAACGAGGGCTAGTTACCCTTTCGCTTAAGTTCGTTCGTGATGCAAAAAAGCCAACGCTTTCCATTACAGATAACGCATCAACAAGCTCACTTGAGCAAGCTGATGTGGTTGAGGCGGTGTCTTCTGTGGAGTTTGCTTCAGATGTTGAGAATATGAGTATTGCAGAAACCAACACGCTGCAGTCTGATTTTACTCATCTCATTGGTGAGCTCACCGGCATTGCCAGTAGATTAAGTATTCCAAGTCAAATGCTCACCGCGATTAATCAAGAAATTAATCGCGCCTTAATGGCGATATCAAGCATCGCTAACGCTCCCTCACAATTTGCGGAGCAATTAAGTATCACTGTCGATAGTGTAGCGAGTGCTGTGCGCTCAGAGTCTGACTCAGTGAACCCTGCGGTAGATAACTCAAGAGCGGCGCAATCCTCAATGCTGGCGCTTATCGACGTAAACAGTCCAAGTGCACACTACAACATCCAACTTGTCACGGCGGCATTAAAGATGAATAAGGACATGGATCGCCTAGAGCAAACCTCATCGTTTGATGTACTGACTTGGTCAAAGCCATCTTCTGTAACCTTACATGACTTGGAGAGTTTGACGACTGAGATAGATGCGCGCACTAATGAGGTAACCAGTATCTCTACGCTCGAGAGTGTTGCCTTGTTTGATGTTTTGATTGAGCTTAGAAAAAGCGTGGGTACTCAATACAGTAAAGTTAAGAAAGGCGCCAAGCCACAGCGTTATATCGAACGTCCTCGCTCTATTCCAGTACTCACGCTTGCCCAACAAGAAGGAAATTCTGCCGCTTTAATTGAGGCGTTAAATCCTCTACAGCATCCACTTTTTTTATCAGGAACAATTGCCATGAGAGAAATAAGATGAAGACACCCACAGAGCTCTTTCCTAAAGCAGAAAAACTCATTGTAGAGCTTGTTCAATACGCAGGCTGCACTTCAGCTAAAGAGCTCTCTAATGTGCTTGAGTTGCTGATGTCGACGTCTGCTCGAGGGATTGAGCGCTATGCTGGAAATGAACATGCACTCTTAGTGTGCCAAAGAACAACGGCTCACATAGAGCTTAATCCCGTTATCAATAAGGTGCATTGACTATGTTTATCACATCAGAGTGGCTACTCATCATGATGATAATTGCCCTCATCATATTACTTATCTATTTGCATTTATTTTAATTGCCTTATAAGTGAATACCTAAATGAAAAAGCTGACGCTATTTATTGACAATAAACCTGTGGTCTTTTTTAGTGCTGATATCACTTTCTCTATTGAGCAGCTAGCACACCAATTTAACTGCAGTATTAAACCAATGACGATAGAAGAGCCATTGCCGGTTGAATTTAAACTTGATGGTAAGCGTATTTTTATTGGCAGCATCGATACGGTGGGAACATCAACTACAAGCACTCAATACTCAATGGCAATTTCAGGTCGCTCCCTCTCAGCCAACATGATTGATTCGTCCATCACGATGGATGCCGAATATGACCAACCACTCGATGTATTACTTCGTGCTGTGGCTAAAGAATTTGGACTCAGTGTAAAAAGTGATGTTGCGGCTTCTTCAATTAAAGTGGTGCCTGAGTTTCAAATTAATGCGGAATCCCCTGTCGATAATCTTGCTCAACTTATCAAAGAGCAAGGGTTTATATTGGTTGAGCGAGATGGTGTCCTGGTCATTGAAAATCCGGCGCATGCCGCGATGAATGGCGTTGTTCTTGAAATCGGAAAAAACATTGAAGAGTTAACCATTGATAAGAATTTTGCCGAGCTCTTTTATCACATTGAAGTGCAAGGCCAATGGGACGATGCAAAGGCAATCGTCACCTATGCACCGGCGAATACACAACGCCGCAAAGTCATTGTTTCAGATCAATTACAAACCGCAGAGTCTTGTCAGACTCGCGCTGAATATGAGCGCAACTTGGCCATAGCAAAAGGATTATCCGTTTCCACCTCCCTCTCTGATGTATTTTTAGAGCTTACAGGAAACGCCATTAATCGCACGCTTCGTGTGATTGATGAAACGCAGGGATTCAATGAGATGATGCTCGTTAAGTCTCTTAGTTTATCAGTCAGTGAAAGTAAGGCGGATACGAAAATAGATTTATTTCGTCCATTTAAGGAGAAGACATGATGCTCGGGTTTAACCGGCTGATGAGTCGAATTAAAAACATGATCGTTATTGGTGGAGTGACGGGCAGTGACACGAAAATGCTGCAGATAAAAACCTCAACAGGCAAAACGAATGATCGCATTAAGCGATTGCACAACTATGGTTTTATGAGTCGGCCTATCGTAGGCGCGCGCAGTTATGTGCTGTTTCTAGGTGGCGTTCTTAGTCGCGGCGTTGCTGTCTGTGTTGAAGATGAGCGCTTTGAGATGGAACTCGCAGAGGGCGAAGTGGCCATGATGGACGATAAAGGTAATCTAGTTCACTTCACTAAAAATGGTATATCTATCACCTCGCCTGGTGCGGTTGAAATTAATGCGGCCAACGATGTCAAGGTAACCGCTGGGGGTAATGTGCTCGCTGAAGGCGCTCAAATCAAACTCAATAACGGCGCCGGTGTGGTGACGTGTGAAAGTATCTGTCCATTTACAGGAGGGCCTCATGTTGATGGCTCAAAAACCGTCTTTGCAGGTAAAGAATAATGCCAATAAGTAACAGCTCACTGAAAACAAAACTCATTAAAGAAATGAACGGAAAAGGCATGGTTACCGAGGGGGAATTTGCCAAAGCGGCCGATTTAGCGGAAGCCATCGCCAATGCGGTGGTTGATGAAATCACCTCCAATGCCCAGGTCGTAATTGATAAAGGAAGCTCTGCAGGGAGTTATAGCGTGTCATGAGTTATTTTAATTTGAATGCCCTAACCGCCCCAATGACGGATATTGAAGGATTAATTCATGCCGTGCTTCAAAGTGTACTAAATCATGCGAAGTCCACTCAAAATGATCGTGCACGCATGCAAAGTGAGGAGCTTGGTGGTTGTTGGAGTGATGAATTTGTTCATGGCGTCGGCTCTCGTGATTGGACACTTAAACGTGAGAAGGTAACGGAGCAAACTCGCCTTCGCGCGAAGCGATTTTATGAGGACGCTCTTGCCTGGCTTGTTGATGAATCACACGTTAAGGCTATCAACGTTGATGTCTTTATCGTGTCTCCTAAAAAGTTAGGGCGTCGCGTCATTCTTACGCTTAATGATGGAACAACACTAAGGGTGATGACATGAGTACTCAACGAAGTTTGCAATCTCTGATTGATAGAGCAACGGCCACGTTAATCGCAAAAACAGGCCAACATAACCCTGCCATTGATGCTATCGCATGCGCCATTGCTGGGGTCAGTTATGGTCAGTACGGCTATCAAGATCAACTCTTTCGAGAATTAAACCCTGAAACCGCCTCTGAGCCTTGGTTGTATCTGCATGCTGAGCGCCATGATGTACCCCGTCTGCTGCCTGCATTTGCTCGCGGTCCTGTGCAATTTGAACAATTAGACGGTGTCGTTGAGATAATCAAAGGCACCTTACTGGTGGATGCTACTGGCAATCAATATCAAACTATTGAGACTCAATACAGCGACAAAGAAGTGGACGTCATTGCATTAGTCTCTGGCGTATCTGGGAATTTACCCAATGGTGCAATCTTAACCCTATCTAAAGGGATAAGCGGTATTAACCCAGATAATGTGTTGTGTCTGGGTTTTACTGGTGGGAGCGACATCGAGGATATTGAACACTGGCGTCAGCGCATCTGCACCGCCTTTAATCAAAGCCAAGAAGTGGGTCGACGAGAAGATTATGAAAGCTGGGCCCTCTCCGCTCACTCTGATGTGGATTTTGCATGGGCACTTGATAACACGCCTGAGCGTGGCATGGTTCAAGTCTATATTGGTGCAAGAGAAAATGACCCAACCCTTTCTTTTGACATCGTCAACATCGTACAAACATTCATAGATAAAGAGCGATTAGCGGGTTGTCATCCCATTGTTGGCTTACCCACTCATAAAGCCATCGATGTTGAAATTCAAAATGTTCAAGACGAACAAATTCGAGCGGACATTATCGTTGCACTCCAGGATTTATTTAAAGACAAAATGGGACAACGTGATGAGTCGGTAAATCCACCAAAACAAGTATCGATTACTCCTACTGAAATTGTGCTCGCCATTGCACCCATTACCAATAATTACATCGTCAAACAACCAACTGAAGAGCAATTTATTAGCGATGATGAAATTCATATTCTTGGGGAGGTCACATGGACACCTCTGACTTAATTGTGGATCACAGTGAGGCCGATTTTGCTGATGCTATCCGTGCCCTACTGCCTCAAGGTGATTATTGGCTAGAGGCGGATAATACAGAGCTCACTAACACCATTTTAGGGATGGCCGCCGACTTTAAAGTGACCAATGATGAAGTTCAATTGGCATTGTTAACGGATTTTAATGAAAGCTTATTTGGTTGGAAGCTCAGCGATTATCAAGCATTGCTTATTAGCTCAGGTGGGCAAGGTGTAGTAAGTGATACACGAACTGAACCCAACTTGATTTATGTATCACTTGCCTCGAATGAGCGGTGTGAAAAAGCGTGGTTTGAATTTGAAAAAGTGCGTCTTCCTCATACTGAAATTCAATGGATATATAACAGCACCATAAATGTTCACACTCAAGTCGCTAACGCAAGACACACTCGAACTCTTTATCAACATGAGGTCACTCAATGAGTTTATTAATTACAGATGCAGGCATTGCCGCCTCAATTGAAGCCGAAGCACTTGGTGTCAATTATAAAATCACGCATATAGGGATTGGTCTTGATGGGTATGTACCAACGCCAGAGCAAACACAATTAAAAAATGAAGTGGCGCGTGAAGCATTGAGTCGAGGCTCGACTCCTGCGCTTGGTCAGTTGCATTTTGAAGCGGTGTTTGCAGGAAGCACATCTTTTGATGGTAAAGAAATTGGTTATTTTCTAGAAGACGGAACTCTCTTTGCGGTTGATAGCCGTGATGGTGAAATTATGTCTTTAAAGCGAAGTAATACCATTATTACTGAATCGTTTGAGCTTAACCTTGCAGGCTCAAGCATTAAGAATATTACGGTTGAGCTAATGGGTGCACCCTATGCCACTGAAGAATTAGCCGGTATCGCAAAAATTACGACCAACGACAAAATGAACAGTGATGATGATGAAACTATTGTCACCCCTAAAAAGCTGAAAAATAACACCGCAACAGATGATGATATTGATACTGAATCACATGAGTCTAAGTTCATTCAATTACCGCAACTCTGGCGTGGAATACAAAAGTTTGTTTTAGATAAATTATGGCTCCCATTAGCCGAGTTAATTTATCCGGTTGGCTGTCCTATCCCATATCCAGCAGCAGAAGCACCGCCTAAATTTATCGCTTATATCGGCCAGTCTTTTGATAAAACCGTATTCACCAAATTAGCGGAGCGTTTTCCAAGTGGTGTAATGCCCGATATGCGAAAAAATTACATTCGAGGTTTAGGGGAAGGAGAAACGCCTTTATCCATTAAAGAGCAATCCGTTCAAGCGTTGGGTTTCGAAGGTAAAGAAATGGATACTCACCAACATTCAGCAACATTTAAAGGGGGTAATGTTGCTAGTGGGGGAAGTAGTGGTTTCTATATGTCATATCAACAACAGTGGTCACAAACTCAGAAAACATCACCTGTATCAGCTGGGACACCAGACGGTATTATTACTGGCACTGGTGATGAAACTAACCCTAATTCGGTTCGATGGTTGTACATAACGAGGGCAGCATAATGAATTTTTCAAACAAAGACAGAGTCGCTCATTTATACCACTTTGATGAGAATGGTGAGTTTACTCATGATGGTTCAATGACAATTCGAGCCCATATGGGGCTGCCTGCTCAAAGTACAGAAATCGCCTTACCAAAACACAATAAAGAGCTTGAACGTTGTTATTTTATTGATGATGCTTGGGTTGTCACTTCATTGTTTATCGGTCGCTTTTATTGGGATAAAAAAGCGCAATTATATTGTATTCACTCTTATCCTCAAGAGTTACCTGAAAGCTATTCTTTAATTGAGCCACCAGAGGCGAATAAAGGATTTGTGGTTCAATTGATTGATGAAAAGTGGCAACAAATAGAAGATCATCGAGGTCGGTTAATCTTTGATTGCAATGATTGTACTCAATATGAAGAAGTCGAAAAAGTTGGCGAGATAAAAGAAGGTTTTACTCTTAGTGAGCCATCAACACTTTTTGATGAATGGATTGATAATCAATGGGTGACTAACCAAAGCAATAAATACATTGGTGATTTTAATCAAGTGGATGAAACAAGACGTGATTTATACAGCCGAGTTTGTGATCCTCTTTTTGCTGAAGCTCGTGTAAAGCGGATGCAGGGATGCGAGCAAGAAGCGATAGATATAGAAGCGCAAGCTCTGGCAGTAAGAGAGCAAATTCAACTCGATAATCCCTACCCTCAATTCAATTAAAAAAGCGTGGTTATTTAGACAATAACCACGCTTTTTTTAAAATATATATTTAATCTTTTTTGAGTACCAACTATTCATATGACAACAATCAGAATAATAAGGTAAATAATCATTACTTATAGTCTTACACTTCCCATCTGAACATAAATAATTTAACGGGTTTATTTTATTAATTTCATTCGATGCTAGGATTGGATTAATTAAGTTATAATACCATTCATTACTATTCTCTATCGTATCCTTGCTAACATATTGTTCATTGCCCTCTCCATTAATGATTATAGTTTCAATATAGTTTGGAGAAAACTTATAATTCGTAGGATGTGGTAGAATAAAATAGACATCATCTGTATTGTTCTTTAATTGCGTTAATAAAACATTTATTTTATCTGTGATAATTTTTCTACCAATATCACTTTCCAAGGGGTATACATTACCATCAACGTTTACATTATATTTATTAAGATATGAAGGCCAATTACCTCCGATTATTATTTTAGAAAATTGCCTATCATTTAAAACGGTTTCAATATCATTCATTTTTTTGCATTTGTTCTTAGTATCACTAACGCCAAGGATAGGCATGCATCCCCCTTCAGTGTAAAATAATGAATTAACTTCATTATGAACAATTGCTGTTGGATAATATTGCTGAATAAAACTATCGCCAATAAATAAAACTGTCTCACTAGAGTTGTGATTAACCATGACTAAATTAGTTTCAGTATCAATTGAATAATTGTCGTGAGGGAATACATGATTTCCATCAACTGCTTCTTTCATTCTTTCAATTAATGGGGCCTTTTCAGGGTACCGAACATTAATGAGGCCATTACTGCTTTTTATATATACAGATAAAAAATACACGATAATAATTAAAGTTATCGTTACAATTAATCTTCTATTAATTTTTACTTTTTCAATAGCAAAATATGATATAGCCCCCATAATTATTGATGCAAATATCCCTAAGATTATATTAAGATAACCATTTAAACCTTCATTATAGAGATAAACAGCAATTGGCCAATGCCATAAGTAAATAGAGTACGACCAAAGACCTATATTCTTAATGAAAATATTATCATATACAATGCTTTGTTTGTTAGATAAAAGAATAAATAACGTGCCAACTGTTGGTAATATCGCAAAATAGCTTGGCCAATACATAGTGTCATTCACATATAAGACTGATAAAATCAACAACCCCCAACCAATGGAGTTTAAGAAATTAAACCTCTTATCTTTATAAAAATATGCTAATGACCCTATTAACAACTCCCAAGTTCTGCTCGGTAAAGTGTAATATGCAGAGTTGGGTATCTTTAACGCCATATAAACAGATAATGAAAAACCTAAAACGATCAGTGCCAATATTATTTCTTTAATTTGCTTTTCAAGTTTCAATTTTATTATTGATAACAACAAAGCAGGGTATAGAAGATAAAACTGGAACTCTACTGATAACGACCATGTATGTAACAACCATTTTGATTTTGATTCTGAATCAAAATATCCTGACTCTCTATTATAAGTTATATTAGAGATAAATGTTATACTATCCCTAATATGCTTTCCTAATTGCTCATAATCAAAAGGAACTAAGTAAAACCATCCAAAGATAATAAGAACAAGACATAAGATAGCTAAAGGAGGAACTATTCTAGTTAATCTTGATGAGTAAAAGTTACCAATTGAAAAGGTATTATTACTCATACCTCCAAGAATAATTGAAGTCATTAGAAAGCCAGATATAACAAAAAAGATATCTACCCCAATAAAACCACCATTTAATAAGCCTGGTTTAAAATGATATATTACGACAGATATTACAGCAAACATTCGCAATGCATTAATATCTTTCCTGAATTTATTTGCGCTCATTTATTTACCTTTAATATGGGTGATACATGTATTTTATATGAACGGTAATTACAAATAAATTATATATTTTCCTTATTGAGAATATAATTAGGTTTTCTATATATCCAATGTAGAAAACACACCACTGCCCTCTCTTTTTTACGCGCGATACACTGCAGTCAAATCCATCATTTAAGTTTCGTATGTCTGAAAAAGAAATCGCACGCATTGATGTCTCTATTAATGATTTAACCAAATTAATGCGAGAGCAAAACAGTGCGTTAAATAAAATTCTGGTGACCCTCACCAAAACCCAAACCATTCAACTGGCGGACTCAAAACGCATCGATAAACTTGAGTCCGATAAGACCTGGTTGGTTCGACTTATTTTTGGCTCAATCATCGCGATAGCGTTTGCTGCAATTAAGGTAATGTAATATGAATAAATTCAGCCCAATCAGCGCAACTCGCTTAGCAAGTTGCCACCCACAACTGCAGGCGGTATTCACCAAAGTATTGGAGGTATGTGATTGCTCTATTCTTTGTGGCCATAGAACCGAGCAAGAACAAAATGCCCTACCAAACACGAGTACTCAAGTTCGCTTTCCTAATAGCAAACATAACTCAGTACCCAGTAAAGCAGTTGATGCAACACCTTATCCATATGATGAAGACGACAGAGAGCGCTTTAGCTACTTTGCAGGACTCGTCATTGGTATCGGTGCATCAATGGGTATCGCCATTCGTTGGGGCGGAGACTGGGATAGGGATAATGAGCTCAAAGACAATGGCTTTGATGACTTAATGCATTTTGAATTAGTGGATGAGTAAGAGGCTCTCATGGGATTATTTAGTAAAATTTTTGGCAGTGACTCTGCCATAAGATCAGGAATGGATTTAATTGCCAACACTGGAGATGCGCTCGTGTTTACCGATGAAGAGAAATCAAAACAAAAAATAGAGCTACTTAAAGCGTATGAGCCCTTTAAACTTATTCAGCGTTTTTTAGTACTTCTGTTTTGCGTGCCTTATGTACTCTTTTATTCCATCGTCATTATCGGCGAGCTTTGTGGGTATGACTTCAAAAACATCACTCCCATCATTAATGATGCCTTTCAATACCCTGTACTTGGTGCTGTGGGGTTATATTTAACGGGGGGATTAATCCCCAGTAAATATCGTTAATTGGCCACTCAACAGTTCTAAATTATTCTTACTCTCATAAGAGTAAGAATTAAACATTTCGCATAACTTAAAAGCAGAATACCTTAGCTCTTGATCAACGAGTGAGGCTGCAACATTTTTCAAAATACTGCATTGCTGTTTAGTCAACTTTTTATTGGATGCGTTACAAACCTTTTCTGCATACTTATCTGCGGAAATTTCAAGATTATCTTCCATCTCAATATGATGAGCCAATATTGTTTTGGCTTCATTAGTCAATAACTTCAGTCTTCCTGATGCTTTCCATTCTTGGCACATTGATGACGCAGCAGCGTAGGAGGATGAACACAATATTAATACAATCGTTAACTTTATTACACTATTCATTCATAACTCTCAACTTTGAAACAGGCGCGCAATCCTAAGGTATTGATTGTAAGAATAAAACAATGATAGCCCTATTTTTAATAAGACCTCTTAAAAGTGATACAGAGAGAGGTTTTTTGTGCTTCATGATTGACTAAATATTAAACGCCGCATTCTTTTTTAGATGCATCAGTTTTATTTATCTTATGATTTGTAAGGATATTAAGTAGATATGCTTTTTGCCGATTTTTTTACATTATGAAGAACGATAAATTGTTCTGAAAGTATTTGATATTTATACTATTACTTTCGTTATTTAAATAAGATTGAAACATGGACAAAAATATTGATTTAAACATTATATACAAAGAGTTAATCTCATGGACGACACCAAGAACTTATGAAGAGTTATCTTTGGGGTATGAGGTTCGTACAGGTTTATGGTGTAACCCTCAACGCTGGCATTCATATTTAAAAAAACTAGGTACCTCATTGTATTTTGCTTCTCCATTATCACCTCCACTATGTGCTCTTGTTGTATCAAATGCCAGTAAAAGACCTCGAGACACTTTTTGGGGAAGCGCTCCGCATATCCCTTCAAGACATGATAAATTAGAAATCCGTATCTTACAGTGGCAAGAAATGGTAAATAAAGTACTTAATCATTCATGGCCAGAACAAATGCCAATAAAAGAATGAGGCTAAATTGCATGCAATAATGAAAATAATGTTTTTCATTATTGCATTGAATTAACTGATTACTAAATGACACTATGTGACTCCTTCTTACATTAAGTTAATATATAAGTAATTCTTAGTTTCATGAAACTAAGAATGCTCACAATATAGTTGTCCTATTACTTTATCTTGTTACCTTACTTTATGTATCAGGCTCCAAACTTGTGTACTCCTCAATGGTGACAATGTCCATCCCAACAAACTCATTAAGCTCACACACAGATTCTAACAGTGGCACCAGTTCTGTTTTATAAAACACTCTGTCCACTTTGTTTAAATCGGCACTTGAGGTGAATCCTTCACGCACAATACTCATCAACTCCAATGGAATTCGATGACTGGCCAGCACATCATTGGTCGTCATGCTCTTTACGTTCTTAAACCCATCCTTGGCTTCCACCTGTCCAATAGGGGTTAATTCTGGCGCTTTGGCATCTTTACCCTTTCCATTAATAAATAGATTTTTAAATGCGCCAAGCCCTCCTGCTTTTTTTAAGGTTGCCTTAATTTCATCCTCTTGCTCAATGGTTAGATTTGAGTCGTTCATATACAGCAAGTAGCCAGCATGAGAGCCATTGATATAGTAGCGACGACGAAACAAGGTCGCGTCTTCATTCAGCCAGATAGAGCTCAATGCCCCAATGTATTGCGGCATGCCATACACTTCCTGGCACACATCGTATTCACCAAGATGAAAGACTTGCCCTGGCTTATAATCAATTCGTCCCTCATCACTAAACGCTCTTGGTTTGTAGGTATAGGCGTGTATATTTTCTTGCCGGCGCATATACAGAGCAGGTAAGTGCTTAATCGCCGTTACCTCCCCAAGGCGATTGCGAATAATGCGTAAGTACCCATTACCAAAGGTTAAAAAGTCACTCAAAAAACGCTTATAGTCTCGTCGCTTAATAAGGGTGGATAAGATGCTTGAGCTCGATGCCATATTGCTTTTTACATACAGCGCAGAGCCATGCACAGGATTGGCGCGCACCGCTTTGGCCAGTGTATCTAAAGGGATGGGTGGCTCATACAGCCCATCCACTAAGGCAACTTCCATATAGCTGAGAATATCGCAGCTCATGACACTTTCAGGGGTAGAAAACTCTATCAAAATGACCTCTCTTATGAGAATGAAACTGTCGTTGTATCGTCACGCAAAATATCAATGGGCTCCCAATGCAATACATGCATGGCTGCCCACGCTAAGTCGGCATGAGAGCCGACTTTACTGCGTGCAGAAATAAAGGTGATTTGGTTACTTTTCGCTGTGGTTTGTTGGCGTATCATCAAGAAGGAGTGCACCAAATCATCCCACTCATCATCAAACTGAAGACGACCCGCATTGATGATTTCTCGCGCTTTATACGCCATCACACGCTTCATCTCAGGGGAGTAATTGACTTCAGTCAGGCTTGGGTAAAACTTTCGTACCAATTCAGCGGTAGCGGTGCCCACACCACTGATGTCCATCTCCAAATGCACCACGTTGTATTTTTTAGTGATGTCCTCAATGACTTTCGCCTGGGCTTCATAGCTGGAGCCTTTTAATCGCACTCGCTCAATAAATCGAAATACGCCCCCTTTTCGCTTGGGTTTTAATGACACAATCAATCCTGCATCATCCGCATTCTCACCTTGACCACCGCCTCGAGGATCGTATCCAACCAGCACTTCTTGCTGTCCTACTGGATGCAGCGCGTCGGTATTCACATCCTTCCATGCTGAGGTATCCGTTTTACAAGCAAGCAGCGCTTTAATATTAAAGAACGAAAACTTATCATCCAAAAAGACACAACGAAGCAAGTTATCAAACACCGCTTTATCTGGGTATTTACGGTGCAACTTATCCATATTAAAGAACGTTGCTCCACGCTCTATCGCATCGTCCACGGTGATCATTTGACGGAAAATACCATCAGCACCTAACGCCCCATTCTTAAGTCCCTTATGACTGATATCGATGTTGAGCTCTTTGGCACCAGACCATTTTGGATAGGCTTCGTGCGCCGTACTTGAGGCAGTAGAGAGATACGTGGTGCGATACTGCGACTGGATAGACATGCCACCGGCATAATCATCCAATTTTTGAAAGCCTGGGATCCAAAACACTTCATCGTAATACATGTGGCCATTAAAACCCTGGCTGGTAAATACGTTGGTTGACATGAAGTGAAGCTCGGCACCATTACTTAACATGATGCTGTCTTTGCCTTTTAAATCCACATCGCCAATTTGCAGTGCAAATTTTCGAATGTAGTTTTTGAATATCTCCGCTTGTTTGCGCGAGGCTGAAATGAAGATCTGGTTTTCACCATTAATCACCGCATCTTCAAACGCTTCAAAAGAGAAGTAATCACTTAACCCAATTTGGCGTGATTTAAGATAAAAGCGCGTTTCATTAATCTCATCGTTTTCTTTATGAGCGTGGATCTCTTTTTGATACTGAAAGTATTTCTTCTCATAAAACTCACGCAGCATCTCTTTGGTAATACCTGAGATGTCGTTTTTGACTTTATTGCTTGGTCGACCGCGTTTTCTACCAGAGCCGCCGTCTTGTGGCGTGTGTTTTTGACGCTGCGCTTTCGCATCGCGTTTATGCTTTTGCTCAAGCAGCATCTCCAGCTCTTTGAGTTGAGCTGCGTGCTTATTATCAATCCACAACAAGTAGGCAATACGCTGACGAAGCATGAGCTCCACAGGGGCATCATCACGCATCTTTTTCCAACCAAACTTGGATATCCATTGCTGAACGGTGCGAGGGTTAATATCCAGCGCTTTGGCAATCTCTTCGGTTTTGTACTGACGCAGATAATACCCAAGGGCACATGTTTGCTCTTGGGTGTACATCGGTTTTTCAGGTTGGCTTGGGGTTGTCATCTTCATCAGTGCAGTGTGCCGCAACTGGATGCAGCTCTCAGCTTCCCCCTTTTCTATATCGCCATTTTAGAAATGACATCAATACAAAAAGACAAATGGGTTCGCTAAATTAGGCTCAGCAATTACAGGAGATGAGCCGAATGTTTCAATCAGAGCCAATTTGTATATTAACCGCAGGTCCCACCATTGATGGGCGCTTTATCGAGCAACAAGTCATCGATGACATGGCCGAAACTTACGATCCAAAAGTATATAACGCACGCATCAATGAAGAGCATTGGTCATGGGGGCCGAAATACGGCTCGGTACTTTCTGTTGAAAAGCGAGACAACACACTATGGGCAATCCTAAAGCCCAACTCTGCACTGCTTGCTTCTGTTGAGAAAGGTCAACTGTTACATAGCTCAGTCGAAATCACCCCAAACTTTGCTGATACCGGTAAGAGCTATTTATCAGGACTGGCGTTAACGGATGATCCTGCTTCGCTAGGCACCACTGAGATCCATTTATCTGTCGACTCTCAAGAAAAGGGGATCGCCTTCTTTAGCTCTGGGGCTACGGTAGGCAAAGAGCTCATTGAACATCAAGTACCAGATAAATCGGATGACATTGGACTGTTGAAAAAAATTAAACAGCTGCTCAGTACAAACACTGAAGCCGCTTCCTTTTCCAAATCAAAAGAGAACCCTCAAATGGATGAAGAAATCAAAACACTATTGACGGCGCAAGCAACACAAATTACGGCCTTAAGTACTGGGTTAACTAAATTAACCTCAGTGGTTGAAGCATTAAGTGCAACTGATGAAGCGCCTGAAGTTGAAGAGCCCGATACTGAAGAGAATACCGCGTTATCTGAAAAAGTGGATGAGCTGTCCACCAAATTAGATGGCCTGGTTGAAAAGCTCAGCAACGTCACCGATGAAGAAGCGCGCGAGTTGGCAGGTTTGAGTGGTGAAGAGCAATATCTATAACCCTTCACTCCCCCCTCATTTGATTGTTTTATTTTATTAGGCAAACCGTATGAAAGAAGTTACGAAAAAAGTCGTTGCGGCCTACGCGGCAACGGTAGCAAAACAAAATGGCGTTGAAGATGCGACCGAGAAGTTCTCGGTTACCCCAGCGGCCACACAAAAAATCATCGCACAAATGCGAGAAAGCAATTGGTTCTTAAAGAAAATCAATATCGTCACGGTAACCAACCAAAAAGGCGAAGCGTTAGGACTTGGTGTGACGGGCATGATTGCCTCTCGAACCAACACCAAAGCGGGCAAAAAGCGTAAAACAAAATCCGTATTCAACATGGATGCGATGCCCTACATGTGTGAGCAAACCAACTTCGACTCACATATTCGCTACGACCAATTGGATGCGTTCGCGCATTTAAAAGGCTTTAACGCCATCATCTCCAATCAAACCCGTGAGCAGATTGATGCCAACAAAATCACCATTGGATTTTATGGTACCTCGTGTGAGCTCGATACTGACGCTGCTGCCAATCCAAATGGCGAAGATGTCAATAAAGGTTGGTTCCAAGGCATTCGTGATAACAACCCGGATGCCATGCTCAGTGAAGGCGCGACTGCGGATGAAATTCGCATTGGTGAAGGCGATGAAACCAACGGTTTGGGTGATTTTATCAACTTAGACTTAGCTGTGATGAATGTAAAAGGCATGATTGCTGATGTTTGTGCTAACGATGCGGACTTAGTCGCAATTATAGGTACAGACTTATTGTCTTATGATAAAGCCAAATTCTATGCTGAGCATGGCAACACGCCGAGCGAGAAAGCGCACATTGAAGATAAGCAAGTCATTGGTACTTATGGCGGTTTATCAGCCTTCTCTGTACCTGGGTTCCCTGCTACGGGCATCTTGGTGACCAGCTTTAAGAACTTGTCACTGTACATTCAAGAAGGATCTATTCGTCGCTCGGTTGCGAAGAAAAACGATGAAATGGATCAAATTGACAACTTTGAATCCATGAACATGGCCTATGTCATCGAGCATCTAGAAAAAGCCGCCGCGATTGAGTTCGATAACGTGAAGTTATGGCTCAATGGTGAGTGGCACTAAACAAACACACCCCATGCAGGCTCAGGATAGCCACAGTAAAAGAAAACTCATTTCTTTTTATCGTGCCTGTCGTGCTGCCTGCATTCTCTAAGGAGTCCGTATGGGAATGGAATTTATGGGGGATAAGGATAAGGTCTATGACTCAATCCTTCCTGCAACCACATATTACCCAGAGCTGGCACTGTCTGAGTTTCAATCTTTATTTCACTTTTTAAGCAATGAAACCGAAGAGAGCCTTTTGCAACAAGTTAGAGTGGCTCGAATTATGACTCATCGAGAGTTATTGGCCGCGATGTCCCCTTTTGAGTCATTGAATGAGTTATCCCTAGCACAATTTGGCGACATAGACACCGCCGCGACGCTCTATAAACAAGCGGTATTTTCACTGGCGGCCGACTTCATTATTAGCAATCAATTGAGCACAGATACCACCAAAGATGCGGCTGAGCGCCAAGAGGCTCTGACACAAAAGGCTGAGCACTGCTCAGTGCAGTATCGACGCGCCATCGATTTATTGATTAACGCTCATGAAACTTATCGCATAGAGGTGATTTAGATGAAAGCACTTCAAAGCCTTACCGAGCTTTTTGCCTACCATGTGACGGATGCTGCCAACCTTGAGGTATGGGCCGAAGATGGGGAGCTAGTATGCACACAAGGCGCACTGGTTGATGGGTTTGATATTGCTTATACCGTCAACATCAATCTAAGTGCGGTCGATGTAAAGCCGCACACATTGATGATGCATATCGTCTCTTGGCTAAATCAATACGATGTCGACCGCTCAGAAAAAGGATTACCTCCCCCTTCATTTGCCACGCAAATGCTGGATAAAGGCTTGTGTGATATCAAACTGAAAATCGACATCCAAGAGCATTACCACCTCAGTGAAAATGAAAAAGGAAGTTGGCTGCAAGATGAAGTGAGATACGACTGTGTCAGCGGGTTTGAAAAAGCCGTCATTGAAAGTGAGCTCCCACCTTTAGAGTTCATTGGTGGCCAAGAGATGGATATGCCACATGCAAATGACTAACCCAGAGCAACTCACGGCTGCCATCAATAGTTTGGTGATGAGTGATGATAAGAAAATTGAGCTTAATCGTCTCTTAGCCAATAAAACCCGTCAGTACTTTCGAGGGCAAATTCGCAAGCAACGTGACATTGATGGCAATCCTTATCAATCCAGGACACGTCGAAAAATCAGTACTCAATACAAAGCCGGTGATAAGGAAGAAATAAAGCTCACCCAAAACAATAGGAACATGCTCATGGGGCTGTCTCGAGCACTGAAAACGTCCGTCAGTAAAGAGGACTTTGAAGTGGGAGTGACAGGCGTTCTTGGTCGAATTGGTCGCCAACATAACGAAGGGCAAACCCTCTCCTTTACCACTCGCATGAGAGGGTTTTACAACAGTAAAACCAATCAATGGGAAGGCGGCACAAAAGTCAAAGGCAACTATCAAATGCCCAAACGAACCTTTATTGGTTGGACACCAACTCTTGAGCGTGAGCTGCTTGCCATGGTGGCCACCTATTTCTTAGAAGAGGAAACGACATAAATGCGTGAAATGAAGATAAAGCCTCAAAAAGGATTGCTAGTTCGCGATCCAATCACTCGCACTCCCTTAAGTGAAAAGGGAGAAATAAAACCTCGAAATGCCTACTGGCTTCGTCGAATTAAGGATGAGTCGGTCGTTGAATTAACTAAGTCGGTGAGTAAACAAGAAAATAATACTAAGGAGAAAACCGCATGAGTATCAGTTTCTCAGAAGTACCAAGTAACGCTCGCGTCCCTGGTGTCTATATTGAAATCGACAACAGCTTGGCCAATAGCGCAGAGGCGCAGCAAATAGCCCTTGTTATTGGTAACGCGGTTGCAGGTGCAAAAGTAACGCCTAATACCGTTGTGCTTTGTCTGAATGAGGAGTCAGCACGTGAGCAATTTGGAGAGTCAGATATCGCGGCGATGGTGAAGTACTTTACCAAGCAAAATGAGAGCATGCCCGTTTACGCTATCAGCGTAGAAAGTGCCGATACCATGAGCGCACTTGCTGCTCTTGGCGATACGCAATACAACCACATCATCTGCTCACTCAATGATGACGCCACCATTCGTGATTTAGGTGAATTTTTGGATGCACGCTATAAGGCGCTTGAGATGATACCTGGTATTGCCTACCTGCCAAAACAAGGCACGCATGCTGAGCTGGTGACCTTTGGTGCAACAACCAACTGTCCATTGATTAGTTTCATGTCAATTAATGCCTTAGTGGATTCAAAAAATGATCCATTAACTGAGGCCGAAGCTGTGGCCGCTTGGGCTGGGCAAATAGCCCCTTCACTAGCGAATGATCCATGCCGACCGCTGCAAACACTAAAATTGGCAGGGGTCTACTCCATTGCATCGGATGATTTTGATTGGACTGAGCGCAACTTATTGCTGCATGAGGGGATGGGAACCTACACCGTCACCGCAACAGGAGAGGTGCAAGTTGAGCGCCCTGTTACCGCCTACACCGAAAACGCGGCTGGTGTTGAAGATGACAGCTATTTGGATGTCATGACACCGGCAACCGCGATGTACTTTCGAGAAAAACAACGCTCACTCATCCAAAGTAAATTTGGTCGTCACAAGCTTGCGAAAGATGGGACTCGCTTTGCACCAGGACAGGCGATTGTCACACCAAGCATCATTAAAGGTGAATTGCTCACTCTCTATAAAACTTTGGAGTACAACGGCATTGTTCAGGATTTTGATGGATACAAACAATCCTTAATGGTTGAGTTGGATGAGAGTAATAAAACCCGCATCAACTACCGTGACAGTCCGCAGTTCGTGAATGGATTAATCATCACCGCAGGCAAAATTCAATTTAGAAAATAACTCAATATCTTAAGTATTTGGGAGTCAGTATGAGTACAACAATCACCAGTCGCGGCTTTTTGGATGCAGGCTCACTAGGACGCCTGCCAACCAAAGAAGGCGCGACGGTTAACATGGGCGGCCTTAAGCGTGAAGCGGTTGTGGGAGATGATGGCGTGTTGGGTTACACCGAAGTGTACGATGGTGCGCCAAGCATTAAAGCAACCATCGTTCATGCAGCCACAACCGATGAAACCGCCATTAAAAACTTCACGGGCGAGAACATCACGCTCAATACCAACAGCGGAAAAACCTACACCTTAATGAATGCCTGGACAAGCGATCCTTTAGAGCTTGCCATTAAAGATGGTCAACTTGAGGTGCTGTTTTTAGGTACCGAGTTAATCCCTCAATAAGCCAATAAATTAGGACGTCATTATGTTGACCTTATTAAAAAAACGAAAAGCGCGAGCGGCGGCAAAAGCGGCGATTGAGGAGCGCGCGGCTCTTGTGAGTATTCCAGAGTTAGAAAGCGGCTCTCTAAGTGATGGCAAAGAAAATGATACACCACCGCCTCGCTCGATGCTTGATGGTAAACCTTGGGATGAGGTGCAACACGCACTAAAAATGGACTTGGAATACGCACGCACTCTGGCAGGCTCAGAAGAGAAAGTGCCATTTAAGCAAGAGCTCATTAAAAAATACACATCCACCGTAAAACACCTTCTTGATACTCGAGAGCACTTCGAAGGCTTAGATGTGGTTTGGTGGTATTTCCAATGGCAAATAGATTGCGGCGCGCTCACCGATATTCATGACACCTTTAAGCACTGCGTGCTTAATGGGTTGGACTCACCAAAGGGATGGAGCTCCAATGGTCATACGGCGTATCTGGATATCATCCGAAAATACTCAGACGCCGCCTATAAGGCAGACACGCCATTTAATACCCAATATCTCATGGAAGCGGTGCAAGATATCATTAATGGCAAACTGGCTACCAATGCGCCACTAAAGGTGAAGCTGTTTCGCCTTGCAGGCGACGTGCAACTTGATGCAGGAAAGAGTGAAGACGCCCTGGCTTTATTTGAAATGGTCATGGCAATTGATCCAAAAAAAGGCGGTCGCATTACCAAAATTAAAGAACTAAAAGAGGCGCTTGGCCATGAATAATCAAACCGTAACAGTAACCTTGCCAACACCATTTGAGAAGGGTGATAAAACCATCACAGAGATTGAACTTCGAAAACCCAACGCAGGCAACTTACGTGGGTTAAGTTTGATTGGCGTGTGTGAGATGCAATTTGATGCAGCCTGCACTCTGCTTCCTCGAATTTCCATCTTAAATGAGCGCGATTTACTTAATATGGAAGTGGAAAACTTAGCGCCGCTCATGACGGAAATCGCCTCTTTTTTCGTCGATATGAAACAGTAATTGATAGAGTGGAATCCTACTACGCTGACATTGCGTTAGTGTTTCATTGGCCCCCCAGTGAAATAGATACCTTCAGCTTGGATGACTTACTGCTGTTTCGAGAAGAGGCGCGATTGCGTCACCAATCAGAGAGTGCTTAGCGCTCTTTTTTTATATCAAAAAAAACAAGAAGGCACATTGCATGAAAATGAACCTCTCTGTGGTCATGGGCATTAAAGATAAAGTCAGTGCTCCATTAAAAGGCATGGCCAGCGACTCAGACCACTACGCAAAAAAAATTAAACAGATACAGGCCGCGCAAGCCAATGACGCCAGTGCGCTTACCATGATTGCCTCTTATCAGAAAATCCAAAAAGAGATGGATAAGAATGCACTTGAAACCAATGAGGCCACAGAGAAGTTGCTCAAGCTAAAAAAGCAAATGGAAGCAACAACAGAGCCCAGCGCGGCGCTTATTAATAAACTGGCAAAGCAAGAAGATAAGGTTGCAAAACTTGCCAATAAAAACGATACGCTTGAACGCAGTTTAAAAAACACCGGCACACAAATGAAAAAAGTCGGTGTTAACACAACACGTCTTGATAGCGAGTTCGACCGATTGTCAAAAAGCCAGGCTGAAAATACCAAACAAGTTGAGAGGGCCAGTCAAAAATACAAACGACTGCAAAAAGCCATGGCCCCTATCAACAAACTGAGCCGCGCCATTAAAATGCCTAATATCCGTGGGGCAGTAATGAATAAGGGGGCTGCGATATTAGGTGGGTTAAGTCTTGGCGGGCTCATTCAACAAATCAACGGCAGCGCCTCTGAAATGGATAAGCTCTCAAAGGCGGCGCAAAACCTGAATATGCCAGTTGAAGAGTTGCAAGCCATGCAATCACAAGCTGAGCATGCTGGAGTTAGTTCGGACACCATGAGTGCCGCCATGGGGCGCTTTACCAAGCGCCTTGGCGTACTGCAAACTACAGGCAAAGGGGCAATGGGCTCCTTTTTGAAAAAAGGAAAGAACCCACTCTATCGCAGCCTGAAAACAGCCAAAGATACCGAGCAAGCCTATGGCCAACTGCTGGACTCTTTCTCAAAACTTAAAACCAATCAAGAGCAAATGGCGTTCGCGGATGCCGCCTTTGGCCAAGATGGACGCAAAATGCTCATCATGTTACGCCAAGGAACTGAAGGACTCACTGCTGCGCGAAAAGAGTTCAATGAAACCGGTGGCGGAGTTAAATCAGACGATGCCGCAAAAGCCGAGGCCTATAATGATGCCCTGCAAAAAGTGCAAGAAAGCATTCGCTCTATTAAGTTCGCAGCCCTGACTCCCATCATGGAAAAATTGACTCGCGTATTTACTGAATTTTCGAATAAGTTTAAGAACGCCAACTGGCGCACCGACATGATTGAGAAAATCATTCAAACGGTTGATACCCTATACAAAGCGCTTAAAGCCATGGGCAGCATTATGTTGTTTGTGACACAAAACATTAAAGGGGTTATCGCCACCCTGCTTATTTTAAAGGTTGGGCTCATTGCCATTAATGCTGTCATCATGGCCAACCCCATTGGATTGATGGTTGCCGCCATTTCAGCAGCCATTGTTGCAATTGGTTATCTCATTGATAAATTCATTGGGTTTGATGTAATACTCAAAGCGGTTGGTGAAGCTATTGGGTGGGTGTGGGATGGCATAAAAGCCATGATTAACATGCTACCCGATGCGCTTATTCCTGATGGTTGGAAAACCTCTGCAGAAGAGGCTGGAAAAGAGGTCGATAATCTCAGTAGTAAACTCAATAAGCTGAAAGATAAAAACACCAAGTTAGGTATCACAACAGAAACCACGAACAAGACAAATCAAAACACAACCACACCTCACCAATGGAGTGCACCTGGAGGTATTACACCCATCCAGCAAACCGCCCCACTCACCAATCAAACTCTAAAGAGTCAAGCAGAAGTGGCGCTCACCATTAAATCGGATAAGCCAGTTATCGTTGATAAAGCCAGCAGCGAAAAAGGGACGGATTTAAGTCTTAACATGGGCAATATGAGCATGAGCTATTAACTCTACTCATGCCTCAAAGCGAGTCTTATTTTGCCAAATTACCAAGAGTGCGCTCAAGAGCGCGTCTTGGTAACGCACCGCTCGCTGCCCTTAGGTACAGAGTTACTGTTCTTGCATACCAATTAACAAAGACAAAAAGCCATGACAACCCAAACCATAAAAGAAAACATTGCCCATGCAACCGAGCTTGCCAATCAACTGCGCCAGGCTATCGCAGCAATAAACCACGCCGCCTGTGAAGAAATGAGCAATATCGCTTAA